AGATATTAAGTACGGATTATCAATTAACTTCATTAAATTTAAAATAGTTCTATCATTCATTATTTCTTTGTTGTGTTGTTGGTTTGTTGATTTATTATTATTTTAATTATTTTACTACTAACATAGCGTTAATATAGTTCCCTGACTATTGTCAACGAATATTGCTATACCATTAGCCATTCTATAATACCCATCTAATAAGTCTAAAGTGTGAGCTTCATTACCCCATATTCCATCCCCATTAACTGGATAAGCTGCTGCTCCATCATGCCAAAACGTATTACTTAAATTACTACTTGCACAAGCTAATGTATCAGTAGTATGCTTTATACTTGCTGAAAAAGAAGTGTTAGTTACTGTACCGTTATAATCATGGTCGTAACTCCTCCACTCAAGCATTGAGTGAGGAGATGTCGTATTGGGCTTTGATGGTGAATTCGTATTCGTTGGGTCATATCCAGTTCCAGTAGCTAAGTTTCCTAAGCTAATTGATGTTGGATTAGATGTACTTGAATAGTTATCATATACTTTCTCCCTCGCTAATCCTCGTAACGAAATAGAGCCTATTGCTGGTACTGCCATATTATTTGTTTTTTAACATTTGTTCAACAAGTGCTTCCAATCTTTCAATCTTCTTATCTTGCTCTTTTATTGCTTCAATTAATACTCCAGTAATATTTCCATAAGCTACTGCTTTCATTCCTTTTGAATCAGTCTTAACCAAACTAGGTAAAACTTCTTCTAATTCCTGAGCAATAACTCCAATTCCATATTCATCACTAGTCTTCTTTTGATATGTTACTCCTCTTAATTTATTTACAGTATCAACTGCATTTTCAATTGTATTGATATTTTTCTTAACTCTAATATCTGAGTATGCAATCACATCTCCAGTAGCCCTAATAGTTCCAGCTACATCTAATTGATAACTTGGACTAGGGTCATTTATTCCTACATAACCATTACTTAAAATAGTCATTCTCTCAGTTCCAGTTATAGTAGTTGAGTTAGCTGCTGTATAAAACCTTAACTTAGTAGCTGCGTTATGATTACCTGAACTACCTCCTAATGATATAACTGATTGACCTGAAGCTACATATCCAATAAGCATTGCTGTATCTTGCTCAGTTCCAATATAATTTTGCGTAGATATTCCAGTTCTATGTATAGTGTCTCCTGTTGTATCCCATCTAGATAACTTAATGCTAGTGTAATCTACAGATGCAACAACCTCTAATTTGGCATCAGGACTTTTCTTTCCAATACCTACGTTACCTCCATAAGGGTTAATAAGCATTTTACCACTTACATTACCTGCATTATTAACAACCTGCATAACGTAATCTGTGTTGTTAAAAGAGCCAATTGCTAATGAATTTGTTGCCGAATTTCTACCTGTAATTCTAAAAGCATTTTTTATATTATTACAATTACTTAATGAAACCATTGAGTGAGCTTCCGTATTGTTTATATGAAATTTAGCTAAAGGACTATCAGTTCCAATACCTAAGTTTCCTTCTGCTGTAAGTCGCATCGCCTCGTATGTATTTGATGTATAAGCTACACTAAAAGCCATATCAAAGTAATCACCATAAACACCACTTGCCAACATTGAAACACTACCCTTAACACCTTCTGCAATACCTGAACCATCATTTCCGTAAAACTCCAAACCTCCAAGTTCCTCGCCTTCTACCCAAGTACCAGCTTTTGTATTATTAATACGAATTGTAGGATTTGTAGAATCCGAAACAGTTAATTTGGTATCAGGACTATCTGTTCCAATACCTACGTCACCAGTATTATCTATATAAAGTCTACTTGTATAAGTACCATTTTTATTTTCTTGAATATTAAAAGCTGATTTTGATGACCAATTTTCTGAGTTTAATCTATAGCCATAAGTTCCACCATCTCCTAAGAAATCAATAATAGCATCTTCTTGCCCAGTATCTCCTACATTATTACTATCACCAAGTAATACTAATCTAGCACTACCAGTATTTGATATAGTTAAATCTTTATAGAAAGTTGATTCTCCAGTTTGAGCAATATGTAATCTATTAGCTCCTGCTGTAAAAAAGTCTAATCCAAAATAACCAGCCATGTAAACACCTCTACCTCCAGTAGCGTTTGCTCCTAGTGGTTTATGTACTCCAATTCCATAATGATTTAACCATCTGACAGTACTATCATTTCCTGTGTGGCTGAAATCTGAAACAGAATCATAACCAATACCATATGGTACATTTTCTATCGTTCCAGCTTCTTTAATTTGTATGAAATCAGCTCCTGTAATGTTTCCAGTTACAGTTAGATTACCATTTAAGATATCTGTAGTATTTAATAAATATCCACTTAAATCTTGGTCACCAGTATTTGTTCCAGTTATAGAACTTGCTAAGGCATAAGTGTTTGTATCTAAACTAACAACTCCACTAGAATTTGTCTTTAATATTCCTGCTCCTAACGCTCCAAATTGAACTGAACCATTTTTTCCTAATGCAAGTGTTGTAACATAGGGTGTAAATCCCCCATCACCAACTGTACATGAATCAAATCTTAAATTACCACCATCTTGAACATGTCTCCAATATTTACCTTGACCAGTATATCCAGTTTCTTCAAATTTTAAAGGAGTTGCAGAACTAGCTATTGTTAAGGTTCCAGTTAAAGTATCTGTCGTGTTTAATAAATAACCACTTAAATCCTGGTCTCCAGTATTTGAACCAGTAATGGTTAAATTACCAGCATGCCATACATCATTTCCACCCCATTCTAAAGCTCCTGCATTATTGCCTAATATTTTAGAATTTACTGTTGGAGTATTGCCTCCTTCGTGTAAGTATATGTTTCCAGTTCTTTGAAATCCATTAACTTGAAGTTTAGCAGTAGAAGCTCCTTGTGAAGCTATAGCAGCACCTCCTAGCCATATTTGATGACCAACAAGTCTACCTGTAAATATATCATTTACATTGCTTCTTAAATAACTAGTTAAAGTTGTAGATAATACATATCCACTTAAATCCTGGTTTCCAGTATATCCAGCCGTTGAATGGTCTCCCCAACCAAAAGCTGTATTCCAATTTGCTGAATTATCCGTAAATGGCAAAGTGTAAATTGTATCTGTATAATTTCCTGAATGTATGTTTTTAGCAAGTTGAAACGAAGTCCAATCAATATGCTCATCTCCCACATATCCAGATAAAGTATCATGATTCAAAGTCACTGCTCCAGTTGCTCCGTCTACACTTGTTACACCACTCGTAGGTGTTGACAATTCTGTAAAATCTGCCATAGTTCCTGCAGTTCCACCATTATGCATGTAAGTTTGACTTTCATCAGACCTAACAACAACATCTCCTTCTTGAGTTGTCAATGCTAACATAGCGGTTTCATTTGCTGATATTTGAACAGATGTTATAGCTGTAGCTGGTAAATTCGTTATATGAATTGTTCCAGTAGATGATGCAGCCCAATCTATATGTTCAGCTGCTACAAAACCAGTTAGACTATCATGTGTAAAATCACTAGAAGTATAAGTAGTGTCTGTAAATAAAGCTCCAGCTGGAACATCAGTTAAAACCTGGCTATCATCAACTTTTAAATCTAAAGCATTTTGAGTAGCGATTGATACTGGTTTAAGATTATCCGATGTATTATCAACATTTCCTAATCCAACATTAGATTTAGTTACGTTATGTGGATTTGTAGTTACATTTGCGATATGGTTATCTAAAGACGTTGAATCATACAACGTGTCCGTAGAGTTGATTTTAAGCGTGTTTAAGACATCATCGTAAACTATGGTAGTATTAGTACCATTTATCCATTGCGATGCAGCTACGTCTCTTATTTCCTCATCTGTACGTTGTGTATCAGACATAGGAATAGTTATTGTATTTCCTCCAGATATAGATACGTTTAATCCACTTATACTAAGTGTTTGCTCTATACTTGTTCCGTTTAAATAAACAGCAGCATCTATCCTAGTCCATCCATTAGATGTGTAAACAGCCCAGTCACCTACATCCCAAGATGTTTCTCCATCTAACGAAGTAGCTCCTGCAATCTTTACAATCCAATAATCATTAATAGATGCAATAGCGTCTATGTCTGGTATATTTAAAGTAGCATCCCATTGCCCTTGGTTATTTAAACCTCCGACTAATGCCAATATGTTTTGTGTGTTAGTATCTGTATCTTCACGTACACTAGTTATTGATTCCGATAAACTACCAGTTCCATATAAAGCATTCCAAATACCATCACTTTCAACACCTTTCAAAGAGTGTTGTATTACCTCTGTCTCCAGTGCTTCACCTTGAGGTATTGGTGTTTCTATTAAAGAAAATGTTGTACCGAAGTTACTTACTACAATTACGTTTAGATTTCCATCTAACTGTACTGATAGATTTCCTGCGTTAGTATAAACACCAGATTCACTAGCAAAATACCAACCATCTATATCAGGTATATCAGAAATTCTTAAAGCACCTACAAATCCACTCCCTTGTAATATAGCTAACTTCAGTGAGTTAACTTTATTTACAAAGTAATTAAATTCATCAGGTGAAAGCGTAGTACTATTGTCCTTTCCAGGTATATTTATAAATGCCATTCGTTGTTGTTTAATTCAAATTAAAGTAAAAAAAAGCCCTACGAATTTAATCGTAAGGCTAGATTTATTATGCTACTACTGGAATACAGTTCTGTCTAGGAACGGTAGATTCGTTAGCAGTTTGGTCAGCTACCCAGTCTCCTTCTCCACCTACTGCAGGTGCAGATTTAGCTATTACGTTAGCCCACTTATCTTCCAAGTCGAAAGATAACTCACTCTCTTCACCAGAGAATGAAAGCGTGTAGACATTCTTTTCAGCACGTCCAGAACCTGAAGCTCCAGAGCCAGAAGTTGCCTTCATACCATACTTAGCACCAAGAACATGTTTAGTTCCAGCAGCACTCTCTACAAACAATAATACATTAACGTTAGGGTTTAAAACCGAGTTAATTAGATTACGTTTAGATTTAGTCATTCTAGGAAATTCAATAGTTAACGTTGGTACGTTAGTTATCAAACCAGTTGCGTCAACAGTTTTTGCTTCGCTCCATCCAGTCACTCCATCTTTTTTGTTAAAGTCTAATTTATAAACCTCACCACCATCAAAGGCAAGTGTAGTTACTTTTCCAAACTCAGCGTTTGGAGATAAATCAGCTTTTAATGGCTTGTCTACAAAACCAATAACCGTATCACAGGCATTAGCTATATAAATATTCTTTAAGCCTCCAGTTGGGATGTCAGAACAATCTAGTCCTAATCCATCCAATTCTAATGTGGTTATACAGCCCATCTTATACTATTGCTTTAACTTTTGTTAATAATGTAGTCCAAGTAGTTGCATCAATTAAACGTGCTAGGTTAGTTTCCTCACCTGTAAATTTAATATCATAACTATTTTTCTCAGACCTTCCTGCGCCAGACTTACCATTAACCTCTGTACCTTGCATACCAAAATCAAGACCCAATGCGTGTCTATCTCCTGATGCTGTTTCGATAAAGATAATTAAATCTTGTCCTGAACTAGAAAGCACTTCTAATGCATTTCTTTTGTTTAAAGTCATTTTAGGGAATTCCAACATTACTGAAGGAATCGCTGTTACTATCTGACTATCATCTACTGTTTTCTCATCGGTAAAATTACTATATCCATCCTTAGAGTTAAACTCTAAATCTACAACTTTATCAGCTGCGATTGTTACTGCGGTTACTTCACCATCAACTTCCGTAAAAGCTGTAAGGTCTTCGTACTTCATAACAAGAACTTGAGTAAGTCCACCAACTGGCACATCGCTACAATCTAGAGTAACGTCTGCGTTGATTATTCCTAAATCACAAGGCATATCTTTTATGTTTTATTAATTACTAATTACAATTCTTTTGCTATCAACATAGCTTCCTTTAAATGCGATTCCAGTAGTTATATAACTCTTGTTCTCCCATTCTTTAACTATTACACTAATTCTACCTAAATCCATTGAATCATCAATAACCATTAGGTCATTTCTGTAAGACTTAGCAATCATTTCATTTCCTGATAACTCTTTATTAGCTGAAACACTCATTCCTCCAACCCTAACTCCTAATGAGCCATGCTTGTCTGATAAATGATTATTTACTAATTTAAAAGCTTCTACAGAAATTTCTATCCCATAAAATTCATTAGAGTATTTATCTAAAGCTTCTTTTAAGAAGTCAGAAGGTAATCCATTAACAAATTCAACTACAGTATTAAAAGCGTTACTTGCACTTGTAATACCACCAGACAAAGTAACTTTAGCTACATTTGTATCAGCAGTAGCTTCAGCTATAATATCTGAATGAAATTGTGCACGAATCTCGTCACCCATTTGTTCTGCTAAATAAGGTATAAGAGCATCGATGTAAACATCTTCTTCTTGACTATATTTGTTAGCAAAAGCTGATAACCAAGTTCTTTTTAAATCACAGTGAGATATAGGAAATGATAAATTGTAATAGTTAAGTTCAATTTCTTTTGCTGTAAGAGCAGAAGGATTATCGTCTAAGACGCAATCAGATGCTTTAAGCAATGTGCCTGTAATACTAATATCATTTACAGTAGACTTTCCTGCTACACTATCCATTACTCTAACACCTTGTAAGAAGCTGTAAGAATTACGTATGTGTCTCATTAAGCTTGAATCCGTGTCTTGATACTTTAAACTAGCTATTGTTAAACTCATTCTATTATATTGTTTTAAAATATCCCTCTATAAATAAATACAGAGGGAGATTAATTATTATTACTACTTATACTGCTGTGTACTCAACAATCAATTCAGATTTCTTATATCCAAAACCGATAGTGAATTGTCCCCAGAAATAATCAGAAGATAATTCTTCGATATATTTAGTCTGGATAGCTTTAACGTCTGCGATATCATCAACAACAGTTACGAAGTTGTCTAAAGGAGCTAAAATAACTCTAGTAGCGATTTGGTTAACGTCTAAGTAAATTGGGATTCCCATGTATCTCAATGGTAAATCTCCTGCTTCAATCTGAGCTCTCTCGTTGAAAGTCATATTGTTAGTCAAAGCGATGTGAGCTGCTTGGTAAACCTCATAAGGTAATACGAAAGCTAAACCAATACTTTGGTCAGTAGATACTCCATTAACGTTGAAGTTAGATAAATACATCTCTTCAGTCATTAATTTAAAAACATCTTGTAACTCAGCTAATACTGTTGCTGGAGCAACTAATAAAGCTGCTGTTCCTGCTCCACCTGTAGTTTTGTTCACATTTGCATCTGCTGCAATCTGTGTAGTAATTTCAGTATGAGCTAAAGTTCCAATATGCTTAGAAGCTAATTTAGAGAAATAATCGAATACCCAGTCTTTAAAGTCTGAATCCATAGTCTCTTGGTTGTTCTGACCTTGTTTTAGCATTAAACTTCTGTAAGAACGTTGTAAAGCTGTCTTACAGTTTTTAAATGCCCATTTGTAATTCTTAGTTACAAATTCTTTCTCGTCAATAGATACTACTGACTGAGGGTCAAATACACATAAATCTGTACCCCAAGTTAAAGAACCTGCGAATACTGGAATTTGTTGTTTGTCTTTAACACCATCAAATAATGAAAAGTGTTCTTGAATTCCTGCGCTGATTATAGTTTGTGCGATGAATTCAGATTCGGTTCTGTTACCGTATTCTAATGCTGCAATAGTTACTGCCATTTTGTTTATTTTTAAATATTATTATTTTACTAATTAAAATTTACTTAACCAGTTTTTACTTGCTACGCCTTTATCAGCGATTGCCTTTGATAAGTTGATTTCAAACTTTTTAACTCCTGTTGCTTTTAAAGCTGTGAATGCTTCTTTGTCTGCTTCAAATTGAGTTTGTAGCAAAGCTAATTCAGCTTCTTTCTCTTCTAAAGCTACTTTAGATAACATAATGTTTTCCATAGTTTCTTTAACTGCTTTAAATTCAGCACTTAGGCTTTCAATAGATTCTTTTGTGCTTAGTTCTACATTAACTGTCTCTAAAACAACACCGTCAACTACATTATAGTTAATAGACTCATAGCTAAAATCACCAGTGTATGCCTCTGGCAAACCTGCTTCACTTTCAGTTACTAAGTAAGTGTTCTTTTTTAAGTCAGAATTGAAATGTAATTTAACACCGTTTACTTCCACACTGTTTGTGAATACGTCTGTAATGTTCATTGTTACTTCTTTTTTAGGTTCTTCCTCTTTGTTAAATAATAATTCATTTTTCTCTACGATTGAAGCATCTAGTTCTATACTAAATCCATTCAATCCACTTTCCTTAATCTCGTTCCAGATTAATTCATCGTTTACTTTTACTTTCATAAATGATGTTCCGATAGGCTCTTCGATACCAAAGTCCATAGACTTATCATTCTCTGACTCCTTAATCCAAACCTCTTGAACATCAATAGCTCCATCTTGTGCATCATGCTTATGTTGAATAGTAAATAACCCAGCAGTCCCAGACTTAATCATCTTGCTCGTTAATTCTCTAATCGTATCAGCAGTAAAGTTGACCCAAAATTTAAAACCATCAATATCTCTGTAAATTAACTTATCTGGAACCATTATAGCTCCAATAAGTTCTCTTTTCTCTTCACTTGCAAAAGTAAATTGAGGCTTAACCTCATTGAAATGAAGAAATTGAGATTCCATAGCTGGTAACGTAACTAAAGACGTTGCTTTGATTCCAATATCATCCTTTCCAAGTGTTATGTCATAAACATCTAATCCGTTGTACTTCATAATTCTTATTTATATTAATATACTCATTATAACACCTAACCTAATAATTCAAATACCATACTAGTTTTTGTCTTCCTACCTCTAGAGGTTAATTTCCTCTTAGCAAGTGAAGCACGTTTCTTTGAAGGGTAAACAGATGCACCACTAAAACCTAAAGGAAAACTTCCATCCCATAAACCTGTATATGCATATTGCTCTGTATTACAAGACTTCAAAATATATCCTGTACTGTATAAAATATTAGATAAAGCTCCATCCTCAACTCTCCTGATTGGCGTTAGAACTAATTCACCTTTTACTTCCGTATTGTAAACTGTTCTAGCATAACCATAGTTAGCTATAGTAACTTCTTCTTTGTAATTTGCGACAAGAAAACCATTTTCTACATTCGCATCTGATTTAAAAAATAAAACATTTTGAATCTCTCCACCAAGATATGTTTGAACATCAGGGTGTAACCACGCACTAGTTTCAAAGGTAATTTGAAAACCATTACCTCCTGATTCCACTTTAGTTATAACACCTACTCCAAAACCAAATGCTGCGTAATCACCAGTCTGAACCTGATTCAAAGTAATGTCAATGTCACTTGAAAGTAACATATCGTACCTAAGACCAGTACCTTCTACTATCTCAACTATTGAAGTTGTATATGCTTCAAATACAGGTGAGTGATATATATCCACACTACTACCTATTCTAAATCTATTATTCCTAATTGGCTCCATTTATTTTTTATTTATTTATAATTAATTATATTAATAAGAGGGCTTTTACACCCTCTCTATAATATTAACGCCTATAAGCAAGGCAATGTTAAATTAGTAACCACGTCATTAGTAATTTCAATAACTCTTCCTGATGCTACCATTTTATACCATCCATTCAGGAAAAATAAATCATGAGATTGATTACCAAATATTCCATCATTTTCAACTGGATAACTACCAGCTCCATCATGCCAAGCATAAAAAGTTATGTCAGAACTTGCACAAGCTAACGCCTCTGTAGCGTACCTATCACTTATTGAAACCTGAGTATTATTAACACCTGTTCCAGGAGTAACTGCTGTATGAACTGATTCAGTAGATGTATAGAAACCTGTTGCTACAAAAGTAACTCCAAGTACATATGATGTCGAAGCTGTTAATCCAGTAAACGTATAACTAGTTCCGTGCGTTATATTTGTAACAAAAACACCATCTAACGTTATGCTATCTAAATCAATATTAATATCTAAATATGCATCCCATTCTAAAGTAATAGAATCACTAGTACTAGCTGTAACTACAAGATTAGCTGGTCTACATATCGATAATGTAGTTTTATTATCAGCAGCTCTTGGACTAATATTACCATCATTATCTACAGCTGCTATACCTGTTTGTATAGAGGTATTTAATCCATATCCTTTATAGTTGTAAACTCTATATAAAGGGTCTAAATCAAACTCTGTTGAATGTATTACTGTACCTCCATCGTATAATAAGTAATGCGATATACCATTTGCGTCATATGGCTCATCCCAAGAAAGTCTTACCCCTTCACATGTATAGTTATCATAAATTATATTGAATGGAACTCCAGGAGCAGTCGTATCAGGTAAAGCTTCTTCGTAAATCCAATTAACCTCACTTTCATTTCCATCTGCATCAGTTGCAGAAACACCTAAATAGTAAAATTGGTTTTGAACTAAACCTTGGTGACTATAAGTAAGATTAGTTATATCTGTTTCCGTGAATACAAGATAACCATCTAGATATATTCTATAAGAAACAACAGCTACATCATCCGTAGATGCATCCCATGTAGTAACAATAGTTGTACCGTTATTTGCTGGAACTATATGATTTAATGGCATTGTAGGAACACCATTTCTTTCCCACAATTTCTTCTTAATTAACTTAACACTTGTCATACCACCTTTCTTAGCTGATAAAGGATAACTATTTAATCCTTGGTATTCCCATTCAGTACCTTTATAAAGTAATGTAGGAAAATCCATTAAGTGTTTTAATGTAGCTTCCGATACGTATAGGTCTGGTGATAATATTACGGACTCGTCATTTACCCTATCCATTATGTTCTGAAACCATGTTTGCATATATAGATTCCTTGGCTCTATTGGAGCTTTATCATCTACAAAACTAACTAACTTAAATCCAGTATCATGCACACCAACAGCTTCAAGTTCAGTACCGTATGTTCCGTTCCTAAAGTAATTATAGAAAGCAGCATCAATCTGTGGCTCTAAATAATCATCATCGTAATTATACGTGCTTAAAGAACATGTATTTACTGGAAACCAAAGTTCGTTACTTTTTGCCTGTAGAAATGTAAATATAGGCTTCAATTCAGAAGCTGATGCTTGTTTTCTGTCAGATACTCCAAAGTAATTAGAACCAAATCCAGTCGCAAGTATTCCAAAAGCACTATCATCATATTCATCTCTAAACATTTTCTCACTAACAATAGAGCTAGTGAAGTTTAATGTAACTTCATCTCTCTTTACGTCAGATACAATGTTGTTGTCTAATCTATTAAAGTCTTGCTCGTAAAAAGAAGGGTTGGTGTCCTTTATATTAACAATACCTATTTCATTATCTGTAAATTCAACAGCAACTCCAGTATCCGTTAAGTGGTCTATATTATAAGACTGACCTGACAACCTATTCTTATTAGTGTCTAAGTGTATAACACCATCACTTGTAGAATAGAACTTCAAGTTAAATCTTTGAGAAATCATTTTAACAACATCATTAAGTTTGTAATCCTTAATGGTTTTCATGCTTTCTGACATGTCTATTTTAGACAGGTTCATAATAGTTTCAGTAGAAGATGCTCCTGATATAAATCCAGTAGGCATACTAGTCTTGTCTATAAGCTCCATTCCTATATTGAATGGATAAATATAATTATAATTAGATGTAGGTGTTCTTGACCAAACATATTTAGCTTCAACTAAATCAACATCTGCCCAACCTGTATATGTATTATATGAAGCTGTGTGCTTAATATATCCTTGAGATATCTCTGTTACAACATCAAACCTCTGACCTAAATTATTCTCCCATACGCAAAGAAAAGAAGCGGTTGTGTCTAACCTAGGTGTCATTATAAAAACAACATTTATTCTCTTATTAGCTTCTAGTTTCACAAGCATTTCCGTTGAAGAGTCAAAATTCATTTTAAACCTAATACCAGTTCTATTGTCGCTATTATAGACAGCTGTTGGATTAATTCCATCATAAACAGCGGTACCACAAATAACAGATTCATTAATATTGTAAGACGTAGCTGTGTTAGCCCATCCCTTATCGTACCAGTTATCTGTTAATATCTCTAAATCATCCGCAATAACCATTCTAATATCAAAATCTGGAACAGTTACTCCAAAAGGTAAGTTACTAGGGGTTAGTATATTAGCTGCTGGTGTCTGAATAGTAGTTGATGGGGTTGATGCATTATTTAGTTGAGCAATATAAAAATATATAGGCGTTATATAGCCTTCAGTAGTACTAGTTAGAGTTATTTTCGCATCACCATCTACTGTTGAGCAAAAAGAACCTGCTGTTCCGTTATTCTCTTCATCATCAATACCCACGTAACTAAGTGGGCTGTTTTTATCATACTTATCACTAGCTATATCGTAGTTAAATTTTAAAGACTCACCTGGTATAGGTGAAAGTAAAAAATTATTAGGCTTAACAAAAGATGATGTAGGGAATAAGTTAGGTACTCCAGGTAATCTATTTTGTACAACATATTGATTACGGAGACTTCCAGAAAACCTAGCTGTCTCAAACCAAGAATAACTATCATTTGTCATAGGAATCATAGGTAATGTTAATCCTAATTCATTTGCTTTAATCCCTGGATACAATTGATTATCTAACTTTAAGAAATCAGACTGAACCGTTATTCCAACATACGAAAATATATTCTCTATCAACTTCCACAAAGTAAATGTAGGTTGTATTTGACTCAACTTTCTCATTGGGTCGTAAGCAAACATTACATTCTTATTGTTAAAATTATAGAAAGGAAACGTAAACATCTCGTCCAAAGAGACGTTAGTATCGTTACCAGTACCATATACCCATGTATCAGTAGTTAAATCAATATACCTCCTCTGAGTGTTATTTGCATCTGCAAAAAGGTCTGACATCTTCCATTTATTAAGCTCTTTCAGTGCATTAGATATAATATCTATAACTGAAATCTCTATATAAGGCTGTAATGTATCAATCTGCTGTCCCTCTATACTACATATAAAATCAAAAGCAATCAATCCATTTGAATAATACATCTTACCATCAACGTCTCTTGAGACTGGGTAATTAGCATCAATAGGTAAACCGCAAAGAACCCTATTATTTGGAGTAGTAGGTATCTTAAACTTATTAGTATAAGGTATCTTTCTTCCAGCAAGTGTCTTGTAGTCTTCAAATTGATGATTATACGTAACTTCAAAATCCTCAAAAACATCTAGGGGCTTGTAAATAAATACCCCTGGTGATGTTTCTGTTTTTAGTTGTAATATCATATTTATTTGTTTAATTATAATATACTCATTATATTAGTAACTAGTCTTTTTAGCTAATGCATTACGCTCACTTTCAGACTTCTCTAAGTCTTGAGTGGTTACGAACGCTCTAACAGGCTTACTTAAAGCTTCTATCAATGCCTCATTCATAGCAGTAGTTGAATCATCAGTAGATTCAGTAACTGTACCACCAGTAGCAAACTTACGCTTACCAGTTCTAGTTTTACCATTTATCCTTTCAAGTTCAGCTAAATTATTCTTAGCAGCTTCCTTATTTACGATAAACTCACCACCTTCCATCTCGTATCCTCCATTACCTCTAACCGTAAATGGAACTCCACCTTGAGCATGAGAAGCACCTTCAACCATACCACCATCAGCAAACTTCTTAGGAATAAACTTCCTTTGACTAATACCTTTAATGTTCATTGCGGTAGATGCAGCAATTGCAGCAGCACTTATACTTGCAAATACAGCAGCAGCAGCAGGATTAGGTGAATTAGCAAATGCCTGTGCAATAGCTTGAGCAGTTGAACTAATACCTGTAAAGATAGCAGTTTGCATGTCTACTTTCTTTTGAGCATCAAACATCTTCTTAGCAACCTTGTTCTCCTTCTGTATCTTTCTCTTGTCAGCTCTGTCTTTTGCAGCAGCAGCATCATCTTGAGATATAATACCAGCATTAAGAGCACTATCTAGAATACCCATTTCAGCTTCATGCCTACCTTGGATTATTGCCAACTCAGCATCAGCTTGTTGTTGCATTACTTCTAATCTAGCTTCACCAGCTTGTGTTATTAATCCTGTAATCTCATCAAAAGCACCAATAGCAGCACCGAAGTAATCGAAATCTTTATTATCTTTTCCAGAACCAAAATCCAAAGCTTTCTGTTCATCAGTCTTGCTTTTATCTATAGTCCCATCTTTCTTTGCAAATAAATCCTTTTTCTTACTAATATCTATTGGGTTTTTACCTGATAATATAAGTTGTACATTTTCGTACTCTAATTCAATTATCTCTCTTTCTAATTGGTCAAAAAAGTCTTCTGCATTTTTAAGTTCCTTAGCATAATACTCTCTCGTATTCTTATTCATTTCATCACGAATCTTCTTACGGTCTTTAGCATTATTTCTATCAGTATCTTTTAATTGATTATCAAGAATAGCGTTCTTTAAACCATAAGCTTTCTTTTCGTTAAAATCAGCTTCCCATCTACTCTGACTAGCTGTTATATCTCTAAGATTAAACTTATCCTCGTTCTTAGTACCTGTAGCAGCGTCCTTAGTCTGTCTATCAGTTACTGACTGCATGTTCTCGTCAAAAGCATCAGCTTTACCTGGATTTCTTTTAATATAACCAGCTCTAGCCTTTTCTTGAGTATCTAGATAGTTTTCGTATATTTTATTTAATTTATCTCTATAAGTTATTTCAACTAAGATTAATTCGTCATTTATACTAGACTTAGCTATTGGGTCATCTTCATTTCTGTACTCTATCTCCAACTTACTCTTGTCTATGTCGTATTGAGCGTCTAAAGAGGCATCTCTTTTAAATCTATCTATGTCTTCAGTTCTTCTCTGAGCTTTCTTGTCATCACATTTTATTCCAACGGATGCAGCAGCTGCTGGGTACTTAGTACATAGTTCATCTCTAACATCTTCAAGGTCATCCATTCCTCTTTGGATAACTCTTTTATTAGATGCTAATGATTTCTCTGTCCATTCTAAAGAACCTTGATTAACATCCTTTAAAACCTTTTGTCTATCCTTGTATTGTTGTTTTAAAACATCAACTAGGCTTTCTTCGCTTTTTTCTTTAAAAGCTGTGTTATTAGACTTAAAGTTAATGTCATATAGATTACTTTTCTGACCTTGTTGGTTTTTTAATAGAAAATCATACTGTTCTTCAGTTATCCTACCTAACTCTTTAATTCTATCTAAACCAGCTTTAAATTCATCCTCTGTTCCGAATATAGTATCTAAAAACTTATTAGATTCAGTTGTATCGTTGTAGGACTGAGTTTTATCAATCGCATTATTTAGTTCCTTTACGAATTTTATAGCTATTTTTTCAGACCTACTCTTTATCTTATCTTCATCCATTTTAAGAATAGAGCTAGTTAGAGTGTTATCACCATTTAATGATACAGATAAATCAGAAAGAGCCATTATTTCTTTTTGTATTAATTCAATCTCTGTCTTGTATTTATTCTCACTAAATACACTACCGCCAAGAGCTCTTGAAGCCTCTACAGCTACTTCTTTTTCAGCCCTTAATTTATCAATCATAGATTGCAATATGTCATAATCAGAAGTACCGCTTTTCATAGATTCTTTAACCTCATTAAAACCTTTAGCTAAATCAGGGAACAATGCAATCATTCTAGTCATTACTGCTTCGGAATTCTCTTTACCAAACTTTGAATTAATTATATCCATAAGACCAATTGATTCAGACATCGCTGTCCTAAAATCCATATTTGGGTCAAATTCAGGTGCAAATGCATTTTTAAATGAATTATTCATAATATCCCACTTAGCCTGGAAAGTACTCTGTTGTTTAGCAGCAGCTTCTAACGCTTTACCATAATCCTCCATAGACCTAGCTACGTTTGAATCAAATTCATCAAGAGAGTTTGCCATAATAAATAATTGATTAGCAGCTCTCCTACCAACTAATTCAGCAACCTCGTAAAAAGATAAATGCTCGTCACTAACTCTTTGTAATATATCTCGTAAAGAATCACCTTCTCTACCTAATTTTGTAAATACATTTCTTAATCCTGTACCAATCTTAGAAGCTGTAATACCTCTATCAGAAAGTATTGCCATAGCAGCTGTAAGTTCATCAAAAGATGTACCAGTAGATGCAGCAGCAGAACCAACATAAGAGAATGCTGTGTTAAATTTCTCTAGATTCAATGCAGAGTTGTTGAATATATCAACCATTCTGTCAGATATAATTCCTGACTGTTCAGCAGTGTATTTGTATGCGTTTATTACCTTTCCTAATATCTCAGCAGTAGCCTGTAAGCTCTCTCCAGTTGCAGCAGCAACGTTCGCAAGATTTGGAAGCACCTCATTAACTTCACTCGCTTCAAAACCTAACTTACCTAAAGCTGTAGCAGCACTAATAATCTCCATTGTAGAGAATCTAGTAGAAGCAGCTACTGTCATTATAGTATCTGATACATTAGCCATTTCTTCATTAGTAAATCCAGATTTAACAGCTAAATCAGTGAATGCAACCTCAAATTCTATTATAGATGTTACTGCAAATGATATAGCTTGTTGAAGAGTTTGAATAATCTTTATAGCAGCACCATAAGCAGATATTGTACCTAACTTACCACCAAAGTTATCAAATGCACCAGAAAGTGTTTTCTTTCTCTTTGCAGCAGCTTTAGTATCTATCGCTGCTCTCTGATTTGCTTCCTTTTTTGCTGAAGCAACACTTGCTCTTAATAATTGGTTATTTAACTTCTTTGATTCTGATAATATTCTTTTCTGGTCAGCTTGTTGTTGCTGTCTAGTTCTAGCCTTAGCTGTTTTATTTAACTTTTCAAACTCTTGTTGAGCTTTCTGTTGAGCCTCTATCAGGGACTTACCATCAATCCAATACTTTAGAGCGATTTCTACTACACTATTATTTTTTGTTGCCATTAGTTTTGAGCGTTTATATTCCTGATTATACTTCTCCTTATTTGTGTTCTGTAATAAGAACCTTTCTTAGCTACATCTTGTTTAAAACCTATGCTTAGTCTCTTATTTTTATCTAACTTATACCAGTCTTTTAATACTGGAGGTTTCGTTACTTTATCCATAGACCTCTGTATCGCTATTGCTATACCAAGTATTAATTTACCTATGTCTTTTTTCTTATTTTTTGGTGATTTACTACCCCTCTTAATTGATTTTACTTTCGACTTACCAATCACAAAAGTCTTGTTCTTCATTTTCTGACCAATCCACCCCATTATACTTTTTATACCAACTACTTCAGGACTTCTATCCTCAGCTAGTTTTGCTCCCCATGGAGTATCTCTAAAGTCTGGTCGTACTTCGTACTTAATCTCCATAACGCCTTTCTTCTCCTTCTTTATTTTAACAACTACATCAGAGTTGAAGTGTTTGTAAAGACCACCTCTTGAATTTCCTCTAGCCCATCCTTTTCCAGTGTAAGTAGGTCTATCTGTCCTTGTCCTGTATGTACGAACACTTTTCTTTGACTCTATCTCTAATTCTTTTTTAGCTCTTGCAACATAAGCAGACCTTAGTAGTTCTTTGTATTGTTCAATATACTTTTTATCTGGCTGCATAGCTTTAGATACTGTATCAAATATAGCACCTCTTAATTTATTTGATTTAAAAGAGGAATCACCACTACTATCGTTATTATCTACAGAACCAGTTGACTTTCCTTTTTCTATAGCAGCAAAGTTTGCCTGAATAGCTGCAAATAAAGCATCACCGTATAGACCATCGGTGTTAATAATAGCCATTACGCATTATATGCCTCCATCTTTTTCCAGTAAGAAGGGCTTCTTTTAATTATAAACTCAAATTTTCCAGATATAGATGTAAATACACCTTCTCCAACTTGCTCTGTAGATAAACTAATACCTTGTAGCTCTATTTCTGAATCTGAAATATACTTTAAGTAATCTGCTAAAGATGAAACACAAAATAGATTCTCTTCTTCTGAGTTTATAATTGAATTATCATCATATATTGTTTCGTCAGCCATTAAGAAGCTATACGTCATTACTTGATTATAATTCTCGTCATCAAAAGTAACACCATCAACACCAAGAACAAATACCCTTGGCTCTGAAGCGTTTACTTCGTCTATAATCTTCTCGGTATCTTTCATATACCTAAAATCCTTTATCAATTCCATTTTTCCAGCAAAAATCTTAATCTCTGCTACGAGTTCTTTATGGCTATTTATCATATCTTATATTTTACATACTAGCAGCCTTCGCTTCTAGATATTCAACTATTTGTAAACTTCTTTTCTCTGCTAAAAATGGCATAACGACATACATCATTAATTCCACTACTTCATTAAACTTAAATATATCACCATTAGCAACATC